CTTTATATTTTCTGCGGCGGGATTTTTGCTAAAAAGTTTTTGGAGGTGCTCATGCAAATACGATGGAAAACAATACCAGACACGAACTATTCAGTGTCAAATGATGGTCAAATCAGAAACGATAAAACTGGTAAGATTAAAGCTAAAAACAAGGACTCAAAAGGATATTATAGTGAGTCGCTTTACAAAGATGGAAAAGCCGTAACGAAAAAAGTGCACAGACTCGTTGCTGAGGCATTCATACCTAATCCCGACAGTAAGCCGTGTGTTAATCATATAGATGGAAACAAACTAAATAACAGCGTTGATAATTTGGAATGGGTTACTCATTCAGAAAACATGAGACACGCTTTTGATACAGGACTTGCTAAACCTCATTCTGTTGGTGGAATGCGCGGAAAGAAAAACCCGAATGGAGGCCGAAAAGGGAAACCTATTTTATGTATAACGAACAACATAGAGTATCCAAATGTCGCTGCCGCGTCGAGAGATCTTGGAATACCAGACTCCTCAATATTTGACTGTTTATACGGAAAAGCGCGAACCGCAAGGGGCTTCGTGTTTGAATTTCTTTAATATTCGATAGGTTTTTAGTTCTTCCGAGGGCTGGTTTCTGAATTCGAACTCCTCTCACCGTTCCGCAGGTGCATTGTGAAGACTCCTTTCGTCCTTTCTTTGGGTTCTGTCATATTCTGTCCATCCTTGTTACCAGCCCTCAGAAGAGTTAAAAACTTATACAAAACTCTAACAAACTTATATTTAGGAGGTGTTAAGTATGCCGAAAGTTAAGAAAACTACGGCACAACTCTCTACGACTCCGCCTCCTGCTTTTACCGATGAAGGTAGAGAGAAACGTTTAGTCTCAATGGCCTACGATTTAGTCGAACAGCGATTGCGGGATGGCACGGCTTCGGCTTCAGAGACCACTGCGATACTCAAACTAGGAACGCAACGAGAGAGATTAGAGCGCGAGAAGCTACAGGCGGAGGTAGACTTCACGAAATCTAAACAAGAAGCATTAGCTCAAGCTGGAAAGATTGAGGAACTAATGACTGAAGCAATCTCAGCGTTCAAGCGATATTCTGGTGAATCATATGAAGAGGACTTATGACGAATTAATGTCGATACCAGACTTCACTGAACGATTCAGATATTTGCAATGCAACTGTGACGTCGGTGTTGCGACATTCGCGGGAAGTAGATGGCTTAACCAAACTTTATACAGAAGTAAAGAATGGAAAGATTTTCGTAATGACATCATCGCACGAGACAAAGGTTACGAACTAAGCTATTACTACGACGACAACTATCTCATTCACGGACAAATCTACGTTCATCACCTCAATCCTCTAACGAAGGAGCAGGTGCTGAATAGAGACCCTTGCATCTTTGACCCTGAAAATGTCGTATGCTGTTCTCACAGAGTCCACAACGCTATTCATTACGGAGACGAAAGCCTCTTACCACAAATCTACACACCACGATACGCCAACGACACAATACCTTGGAGGTGACACAATGACTAAAGTTAAAGTTACAGGTTCGCACGAAGTCTCCGTCATAAGAGACATAGAGAAACCAGACATGGACGAAACAAACATTGTCCAGAGATTAAAGAGAGGCGAAACTTTGTCTGTTGACACCTCTCGCATATACTGGGATTCCTACGACAATCAGTATTACCGATGTGACATTGGCATGGATTACCCGACATACATAATAACAGGAGGGGTTAGCGTTGAATGAGTTTCTTCGCTAAAAAGAAGAAGCCCTGAATTAATCAGAGCTCTTCTATAGTCCATAAATAATTTATGTCACATCCTCTAAAAATGTGTCTAATTACATTGATTTCATTTGCCCCTTTCCTTGTTACTTCGAAGTCGTCATAACCTATAACAAACATGTCGTATATTTGCTTTGATACCGCTAGTTCAGCGTTGTGTTTAGTTTTATACGTTCTTGTTTCAGTTGTAACAACCTCTTTTTTACAATTTGACGCAATGAATGTTACTTTCCATTTTTTCATAGTTAATACCTCCATAAAATTATTTAGGATTTCTCCTGTATAGTCCATGTAAATTTCATAACGAAAGGAGTGGTACAATGGACAGTATCCTCAGGACAATACGTCAGCATGTTGTGGGTTATGACGCTTCAAATCCAGCATTCGACCCTCAACTCATAGACCATACGAATGCCGCTCTTTGGCGTCTTAATCAACTTAATGTTGGAACTCGTGGATTCCGTATCACTGATGAAACAGAGACATGGGCAGACTTCATGGGTGCCGACGAACGCAATGTAGCAATGGTGATACAGTATGTTCAGGACTCGGTTAAGCTCGTCTTTGATCCGCCGCAGAACTCGTATCATACGAACGCTATAAAAGACCGTATCGACAGGACTGAGTGGCTGCTTAATGTGGAGGTTGACCCGGAGTATGAGTGATTTCAACGAATACAATTACCTCTGTCACCATGGAATCTTAGGCATGAAGTGGGGCATAAGACGATACCAGAATCCTGATGGCTCGTTGACGGCAGCCGGAAGAGCGAGATACGGTTCGTCAAATACTAATTCCATAAAGAAAGCAAAAACCATAGTTGCATCTATAAGCGAACAGGTAAAGAAAGATTCCAAACCGCCTACAGGCAATCAGAATTGTCAGCTTTGTACTTGGTGCGCGGAAGCTCAGTTTAGAGGAATCAACGCTAAACCAAGACCTGTATATTCGCCTAGAGACCCGGAATTGTTTCTAAAAGGAGAAACCATAGTAAAAGGTTCTACAAGAACGAAATTGAACAGCTACGATGACCTTGAAAAGAAACTAGATAACATTGACGGTGATGCCAGGTTTTATGCACACGTAAATTGGAATGGTTCAACAGGAGGCCATGAGTTTTTAATAGTTAAGAACGGCGATAACAAGTATATTATGGACGCACAAGCCGGAACCGTAGAACCAATGTCAAAGAAGTCAATGTATTTCAATGATACAAACTTCAAAAACTCTTACATTTCTAGACTTGACGATAAAGAGTTTAATACAAAACTTTTTAATAAAGTTAATGATAGAAAAAACACTTTGGAGTTTAATCCGAAATTAGACATACCATACATGTACAAACATGGCATGATTAATGAGGAAGAATACAAAGCTGTTATGAAAAACCCGAACATACTATATGACCCAAGCATAATGTATGAGTAGATTCCGTTATCTAAACGTTAATCCAGACAAGATTCTAGTTCCAGACTGTACTATCCGAGCTATAACTGTTTTGACAGGAAAGACTTGGGAAGAAGTTTACGATGGCGTTTGTGCTGAAGGAAAACTAATGCATAACATGCCCTCGTCAAACGCTGTCTGGTCTAGTTACTTAAGCAAACTAGGTTACATTCGTACACCTTTGCCTGATACCTGTCCCTACTGCTACACTGTAGATGACTTTTGCCATGAGCATCAACGCGGTAAATACCTCCTAGCTTTACACGAGCATGTAGTAGCAGTAGTGGATGGGTATTACTACGACACATGGGATTCCGGTAGAAAGGTTGTATTATATTACTGGAAAGGAGTGAAATAGTTGAACAATTTACCATTTGTCACAAACCCAAACCCACAAAACATGCAGCCAATAACTAGTCAACCTCCTTATGGTGGTTACAATCAGCAGTATAATCCGCCGCCTCCAACTGTAACGTTCTCGCTTATAGAAGGACGTCCTGCGGTAGACAATTTCCTTGTTGGGACTAATGTCACAGCTTTTCTAGCGGACTTCACAAACATGAAACTGTATGTTAAGGAAAGAGACCCTAACAACATACTCAAACCGCTTCGTATTTTTGGACTGAAGGATGAAACGCCGCAGCCGCAATCAGTGCTTCCGGTAAACGCACCTCAAGTTCAAAATGACGAAAAACTTGAAACAATGCAGAACGAGATGAATGAACTCAAGCAAATGATTCAGTCATTCATTTCTTCACAAAACAACACACCACAGCAAAACTTCAACAAAAACAAAGGAGGAAAGAATTAATGTCTATTCTTACAGCAGTTCAGAAGGTTACAGATAACCTCGGAGTAACAGGAAAGGCAAACAATCTCACAGACCAGCTCAATCTTCTCAACGATACTGTTGGTGCTGACCACGGTATCAACGCAGAGGATGCTCTCGTCAACTATTCAAAGGCTATGGGTACAATCGAGCCCATCACAACGGGTGTAACGGTCGCTGCTATGGCTGGAACTGATGTTGTATGGGAACACACTGTATCAGACCTTCAGGAGGACATAACCGTAACAGGTAACAAGATTACAGGTAAGCTCAAGCAGTGTACTGAGGGTGCTCTTCCTGCAAAGTGGGGTCCCGGTTACTTCCTGTGCCTCCAGTTCTCTAACTTCGTAACAGGAACAACATCTTGTCTCGCCGGTGTTAAGCCTTCTCTGGGCTCTGGTTACGGCGATGTATACGAGGATACTGACCACGCGATGGTTGTACAGATCAACGACCGTAAGCTTCAGAAGGTTAAGGTCATAACAGCAGCAGGCGCGAGGGCACTAACACAGACTTTCGACATCTCCGATCTTGAGTTTATTCCCGCTGACGAGGACTAATTAATGAATCTCCCAAACTCTAATGGTCAGATGAACTTTGACCAAAATACAATGAACCAGATACAGCAGGCTAGTCAGGCCCTCGCTCAGCAGTTGCAGCAGATGCAGATGACTCCGCAGCAGAGACTTGAGCAGGCTATGACGGACGGAACGGTGTCTCAGGACAGATACCAGTGGGCTCGTCAGATGGCTAATGCTGTTATGGGTACAAACTACTAATTATATTTTCGTTTACTGAGGCTCCTTTGCGCGTTTAGAGTTTTAGCAATAATCTCACTACTACAACACACTAACGGAGGTACTCTTATGGGGTTCGGTAATGAAAATAGCACAGTGGACCGAAGAGGAATCCCGTCGTATGCAGAGAAGCATGGCAACTGGTGTTCCTTATGGTTCGTCATACACTGACCCTTATTGGGAACAGGAATCTATGAGACGCGGTCGTAATTCACTCGGACAGTTCACAAGCAGAATGGGCTACGATGACGGATACAGCGGCCATAGTGTCAACGATATGATGGTGCAGTCACTTGAACGCACTATCACTCCAGACATGTCCGAAGTTGAGAAACAGCGTATCTATGAACAGATACGTATGATTCGCGAGCGTAAGGACTAATCTGAAAGATGATAAGCGGGCTGGGGCAATAGTCTTGGCCTGCTTATATTCTTTGGAAAGGAGTATCTCATGGATGTTACGTTTACTGACATCATACAGAATGCCCAGTTCAGAAATGAATACTGGGCGCTAATCATACCAGCCGTTCTGATGGCTTTTGATATTTTAACTGGAGTCACTGCGGCATGGAAGACTGGACATCTCAAATCATACAAGATGCGAGAGGGTCTTAGTCATAAAGCAGGAGAGTTGTGTATACTTCTCATAGGCGAACTCTTTACTTATGGTTTGCAGCTTTCTCAGATATTTATGGTGTTCGTAAGTTTTTACATAATTCTTATGGAACTTATAAGTATTGCTGAGAACATTGAGAAACTTGGTATTTGGTTACCGAAGTTCGTCAAGAATGCATTCCGTAATGCGAAAGAGAAGCTCGAGAATGACGACAATCCTCTGAATGATATTTCAGGAAAGGAGGATGCTACGGATGAATCTGACGATGGAGGAAATGCAGGCGGTTGAAGATTCTTTTCTTGAACATAGCGGCGTTAAGAACATGAAATGGGGCCAGCGTCGGTACCAGAATCCTGATGGAAGCCTCACTGCGCTCGGGCGAATTCATTATGGAATAGGACAGCGCAAGGCGGCTAAAGCAGCAGCTAAGAAGACTAAAGTTATGCAGTCTGGCGACATAAAAACCGTTCTCAAATATCGTAAGAAACTCACTGACGAAGAGTTCGATACTGCTATGAACAGAATCGCTAAGACTGAAGCACTTAGGTCCAAAGAACGAGCTGAAAAAGAAGCCAAACAGCGTGCCAAAGATGAATCAAAAGCTGCCAAAGACCAGATTAAACTTCGCAAAGAGGCGCTTGACAATGCTAAGGACATAGCGAAGATTGAAGCAAAAACGAAAGTTAAACAGGCTAAATCTGGGGACCTTATAAAGAAAGGTCTCGCAATCGCTAGTTCTGTTGCCGCTGCTTACGGAACGTATAAGAAAATCGCCAACATGATCTCGGACCTTACGGGTAAGGATTTGCCCGGTGTTAATAACACGACGTTGTTTGGTAAGAAAGAATCAGACGATAAAAAGTCCGACGGTTCTGATAAGAAAGGCGATTCAACAAAAACTAGCAAAGGTGGCGCTTCTTCGACAGACGAGCCAAAAGCTAAAGAAGAACCGAAACCAGATTCCTCAACAAGTTCTTCTACTGGAGCATCATCCACCGCTGACTCCTCACACGATTGGAGCGACTTTGCTAAAACTGCAGCCGATTTTGCAAGCAGTTTCTCAAAGACTTCAACCTCGTCTAGTGAGTTTAAAGAGTACGTATCGCCAGGTGTCTCTGTAGAAGGAAAAGGAAAGTCCAGAGATAAAGGTTTCTTCTCTTCTGATTCTATATTTGGTGGAGATTGGGATGATATTTCATCAACATCTACAAGCGAAATAGACAGTTTTCTTCCTACCGAGTATAAAAAATGGTGGCTTGATTAAATAAAAGGATGGATTTGAATGTTAAGTAATACCGCTACGCCCAGATATTATGCGGAATTTAGGGAAAGCGTGTTACGAGGCGATATTTATGTAAACGAGCTAGTCTCGATGCAGATGTATCTAATAGACGAAATCATTGCGGATCCTCGATATTATTACGATGATCGTGCAATAGATGGTTTTGTTGAGTTTTGTGAATCAGAACTAACTCTTACAGATGGCTCTGATTTAAAACTTCTCGACACGTTTAAACTATGGGCAGAAGATTTATTGGGCTGGTATTACTACGTCGAACGTTCTGTTCCAGTCCCTTTACCAGATGGCAAAGTTCGATATGTTGTTAAGGAAGTTAAGAAAAGACTTCGTAATAAACAATATTTGATTGTTGCCAGAGGTGCTGCTAAATCTATGTATGCATCTTGTTTACAGAATTATTTTCTGAACATAAACACTGCGACAACACATCAGATAACGACAGCGCCTACTATGAAGCAGGCTGAGGAAGTCCTGTCTCCTATTCGAACCGCTATCACGCGAGCTCGAGGACCTCTGTTTAAGTTTTTTACAGAAGGTTCTCTACAAAACACAACAGGTTCTCGACTAAATAGACCTAAGCTTGCATCAACGAAGAAAGGCATCGAGAACTTCTTAACTGGTTCCTTGCTTGAAATCAGACCAATGACTATTGATAAGCTTCAGGGTTTAAGACCGTTCTTGTCAACCGTTGACGAATGGCTTTCTGGAGACGTTCGAGAGGATGTTGTTGGAGCGCTTGAGCAGGGTGCTAGCAAACTTCCAGATTGGTTAATTGTCGCTATAAGCTCAGAAGGAACAGTCCGAAATGGTTCTGGTGACACAATCAAGATGGAACTTATGGATATTCTCAAGGGGGATTACTACAATCCTCATGTATCCATATGGTGGTATAGGCTCGACGATATTAAAGAGGTATCCGACCCGAGAATGTGGGTTAAAGCCCAACCAAACATTGGCAAGACAGTTCAATACGACGACTATCAACAGGAAGTTGAGAAAGCGGAACACAATCCCTCAGCTCGTAATGATATTCTTGCAAAACGTTTCGGTATTCCGATGGAAGGTTTCACATACTTCTTTACTTACGACGAAACAATACCACACAAACGTAAACATAGTTTCTGGCAAATGCCATGCGCGATGGGTGCAGACTTATCACAAGGCGACGACTTCTGTGCGTTCTCGTTCCTGTTTCCTCTTACCGATGGGCAGTTCGGTTTGAAGGTTCGCTGTTACATTACAGAACGAACTCTGAACAACTTACCACTTGCGTTGAGAATGAAATACGACGAATTCATGAATGAAGGTAGTTTAATAATTATGAACGGTTCTGTCTTAGATATGATGGACGTTTATGATGACTTGGATAGGTTTATACAACAAAACGAATACGATGTATGTTGCTTCGGCTATGACCGTTACAATTCTGAAGAGTTCGTTAAGCGCTGGTGTCAAGAAAATAGTTCTTTCGGCGTCGAAGGAATAGCACAAGGAGCCCGTACTGAATCTGTTCCTCTTGGTGAGATAAAAATTCTTGCCGAGGACAGGAAACTTTTGTTTGACCAGGAGTTAATGAGCTTTTGTATGGGTAACGCTATTACTATTGAAGACACGAATGGCAACAGGAAACTTATGAAGAAACGCAACGACGCAAAAATCGATGCCGTTGCATCAACAATGGACGCTTACATCGCGTACAAGGATAACCGAGAAGCGTTCTAAAAAGTAAACGAGAGGAGTGTTCAAAATGGATGGTTTCCTTGAACATGACTACCTTTGTCACCATGGAATCAAAGGAATGAAGTGGGGTATACGTCGTTACCAGAATGAAGATGGAAGCCTCACTTCAGAGGGTATTCAGCGTTATGGTTCTAAACATGGTTTAAAAAAAGCATATAATAAGGCTTTGAAAAAAGCTACTAAAGCGTCGCAAAAAGCGGAAGAGGCAAAAGCGCTTCTTGAACAGCACAGAAAAGTATCTGGCGAATACAACGAGTCACTTAGACAGAAACTCGACAAAAAGAACCTATCTAAAAAAGAACTCCAGAAATACTATGCGAATGAAAAAGCAGATGCAATATTTAGAGGCGCCAAATCGCACTATGAAGATGTTGCTTCAGATGCTATAAAATCTTTAGTTAAGGAATTCGGTAAAGATAGTGTCAAAGACATACTCATTGATAAAAAGAAAGTTGCAAAATATGCTGAAAAAACGCAAAGAATAATTTCATCAGCACATCAGAAAACAGCAGAAACAAAAGCAGCTGCATCCGAAAAAAGGAACATCAACGACAATCGAAAGATGCTTGGTCTTAAAGAATTGGAATTAAAAAAACCAATTTCGCCCTGGGCAAAACCGTTTAGAGATAACCCAAATTTTGAAAAAGCATATGACAATATGACATTTGCTAAAGCTAAGTATGAAAAAGCAGTAATGATGCCTCATAAATATGATATAAAAACTGCTAAACAGGAATATATGACAGCGTATAAAAATTATACAGGTGAATATTCTAAGGGATCAAATTTTCTATCTGACGTGACTAAAGCAACAAAACCATTTACTGACGTGTTAGCAGATGGGTATACGAGTCTCCCTATTGAATCTGCACTCAAGGGATATTCAAGTGGCGATGATAAGAAAAAACGGAAACATAAATAATCTCTCGAGGAGGTAACCCAATGAGTTTCCTATCACATCATGGCATCAAAGGCCAGCAATGGGGTGTCAGACATGGCCCTCCGTATCCTATTGAAGACCGCGTTCTAAGAAAAGGCCATCGAATAAATTCTGTTTCTGGTATAAAGAAAACGAAGGATTATATTAATAAAGGCTCCGCTTTGTATGCGTATAATTCTAGTGACCAATGGGATAGTAATGTCTATAAAGGTGCGTTCTCTAAATACTTAAGAAGGTACAGAAATGTGCCAGTCGTTTATGATCATGAGTTTGTAGTCGTTAAAGATTTAAAAATGCCAACGAAGAAAGAACGAGTAGACGAGTTTTTAAACATTGTTAAAACAAATAAAAATACGTTGAAAGAAATGACTAACACTGCTGCTACGCTGGCCTATTACAATGTCGGTGGCGAAAAGCAAGCAAAAGAGTACCAAGACTTCGCTGATGGCAAATTAAAATCTGATAAAGACATACGAACCGTTGGCTATAAGGTGTTTAACCATATGATGGAAGCGTATTCTCGCTATGATTCAACGACGCAATACATGCAGACAATGGCTTCGAAGTATGATGCGATGGTCGATGACAATAACCAAGGCGTATACAATGACGCTCACGACCCTGTAATTATATTTCGTGCGAAAGAAGCTATTGCTCCGTATGCAAAAATGAAAGTCGGTAACAAAGTTAAGGACAAAGAAATTAACAAGCGTTCCGATATTGTCCGCGACGAGATGCGTAAGCAAGGAAAGAGCATGCTATTATGATCAAAATTAATCCAACTGATGAAAAGTTTTTCAGAATTTCTGATGTTTTAAAAGAAAAAACAAAAGATAAGAAAGACGATAATAAAAACACAAAAGCTCCTAAAGTAAGGAGGTAACCCAATGGGTTTAAAAGACAGATTACAGAGAGCATGGAACTTGTTCTCAAACAGAGACCCCACAACAGACGTCTATTCACGCGATACAGGTTATGCGTCGTATACTAGACCTGATAGGGTCCGCATTCAGCCTGTCAACGAACGCTCTATTGTAGCATCGATACTTAATCGTATCTCCGTTGATGCGGCACAAATTGATATTCGTCACGTTCGACTTGATGATAAGAATCGTTATAAAGAAGACATCAATTCTGACCTCAATTATGACCTGACAATGAGAGCTAACAAAGACCAGTCCGCGAGAGCTTTCCGTCAAGATACTGTAATGAGTCTGCTTGATGAGGGATGTATAGCGATTGTCCCGGTCGATACTGACGATGAACCAGATGAAAACGGAAACTTTAAGATATTTTCAGTTCGTGTCGGCAAAATTGTCGAATGGTATCCAGATAAGGTCAAAGTTGAAGTATATAATGACCGAAATGGAAAGAAAGAACAAAGAATAGTTCTTAAAGAAACTGTTTGCATTGTTGAAAACCCGTTCTATACAGTAATGAACGAACCGAACTCTACGTTTAAACGTCTTACAAGGAAACTCTCTTTGCTTGATATTATAGACGAACAGAATTCCTCAGGCAAGCTCGACCTTATTATACAACTTCCTTATGTTGTTAAAGGCGCTACAAAAAGAGCAGAAGCCGAAAAGAGGCGTAGAGACATCGAAAGACAGCTCGTCGATACGAAATACGGTATCGCTTATACTGATGCAACGGAACACATTACTCAGCTTAACCGCCCTGTTGAGAACCAGCTTATGGCGCAGGTCGAATACCTTACCAACATGTTCTTCGCGCAGATTGGCATGACTCAATCAATACTCGACGGTTCAGCTGATGAACAAACCCTATCAAATTACTATGATAGGATTATCGAGCCAATACTCGCAGCAATAACGGACGAAATGAAGACTAAATGGCTTACGAAGACGGCTATTTCTCAGAAACAGTCCATAATGTTCTTCAGAAGCATGTTTAAGCTTATGACCGCGTCCAAAGCTGCTGAAGTTGGTGGTAAACTTGTTTCTTCTGAGATTCTTACTAAGAATGAAGTAAGAGGAGAGCTCGGTTACAAACCGGATTCAGACCCTGACGCAGACAAGCTTATCAATCCTAATATTAACAAGAAGGGCGAAGCATTACAGCAGACTCCTTCTTCAAATAATGAAATAAAGGAGGAAGATACTGATGTCGAAACCGAATAAGTGGGACTTCGACGGTTGGGCAACTAAGAACGATATTCTTTGTACCGACGGACGTACTATCAGAGATGGTGCGTTCCGTGCTCAGAATGGCACAAGAGTACCTCTTATTTACCAGCATAATCACGAAGACCCCAAATACGTACTCGGACACTGCGACCTCGAGGAAGTACCTGGTAAGGGTGTATATGCGTATGGTTCCTTCAATAGCAACGCGTTCTCGCAGAGCGTTAAGGAACTCGTAAAGCATGGCGACCTCGATTCCATGTCCATCTGGGCTAACGAGCTTCAGCAGGATGATAACAAGAATGTTATTCATGGCTGCATTAAGGAGGTTAGTCTGGTTCTCGCCGGCGCGAACAAGGGTGCTAAGATAGTTAACACATATTTTGCTCACGCAGATGGCACAACATCGACCCTCGACGACGAAGCAATCATAAACTTCTATGATACTATTAACGTCGTTGATGATATCCAGCATGCAGATTCTGGAGAACAGAAAGAGGATTCAAAATCAACCGATAAGGAGGAAAAGGAAATGGCCGATACAAAGGACAAAACAGTAGAAGACGTTATTGCTTCCATGTCAGAGGAGCAGAAGAACGTTTTATATTTCCTCGTGGCAAAGGCCGCAGAGGGTAAATCCACAGCCGCGCACAGCGACGATTATTATGAAGAAGGAGATGACGATGTCATGAAACACAATCTTTTCGACAACGAGACAAGCGAGGTAATCCAGCATGCTGACGAGTGCCGTGAGGCTATGATAGCTGACGGTCTTTTCGACAAGGACGCAATCCGCATGGGTAAGGTAGGTTCTATGAAGGACTTCATTCTTTCTCACACAGCAACATACGGTATCGACAACATCGAGTGGCTCTTCCCTGACGCTCGTGAGCTCAACATTCCCCCTGAGTTCATCAAGCGTGAGGACAGCTGGGTTGACGACTTCATGAACGCTTCCAAGCACTCACCTTTCAGCCGCGTAAAGACAACTTTCGCTAACATCACTGCTGACGAGGCAAGAGCTAAGGGTTACACCAAGGGCAACAGAAAGGTTGAAGAGGTTATCACTCTTGCTCACAGAAATGTTGAGCCTACAACTATTTACAAGAAGCAGAAGTTCGACAGAGATGATGTTATCGACATCACAAGCTTCGATGTAGTAGTATGGATCAAGATGGAGATGAGAATGATGCTCAACGAGGAAATCGCTCGCGCAGCACTCGTTGGCGATGGCCGCTCCACAGCATCTGACGACCACGTTGACCACACTAAGATCATTCCTATCTGGGGCGACGACACAATGTTCACAATTCCGATTGTTGTTCATGTTTCCGCTAACGATACAGATGAGGCTAAGGCTGACAAGATCATCAAGGCTGTAAAGAAGAACTTCCGTCACTACAAGGGCTCTGGCTCGCCCACAGGTTACTTCAGCGGCGAGTGGACGACCAACTTCACTCTCATCGAGGATGCTCAGGGTCGTACAAAGTATGACACACCCGCAGATGCTGCTAAGGCTATGCGCGTAAAGAAGCTCGTTGACGTTGAGGTTATGGAGAATCTCACAAGAACAGTCGTTCTCGAGGGTGGCGGTTCAGAGACTCGTAAGCTCGCAGGCATCATCGTTAACCCTGTTGACTACCAGTTCGGTGCTGACAAGGGCGGCGCTGTTGCAATGTTCGATGACTTCGACATCAACTACAACCAGATGATCTACCTCATGGAGACAAGATGCTCCGGTATGCTGGTTAAGCCCTTCTCCGCATTCAGCGTAGAGCTTGTTGAGGATGCTGCAGGCTGATTAGCCCAGTAGTCAACAACAATGTTCAAAATGACGCTGAAAGTGAGGTGAGTCTACTATGAAGTATTATGGCAAAGTTGGTTATGTCGAGTCTGTTGATACAGGTCATGGTATCTGGAAGGACGTTGTTGAAGAGCGTTTTATGTATGGCGATGTCACATCTGATACTCGTCGTACTGAACTCAACGACAGCACGATTCCAGATTACCATATAAACGCACAGTTCAGCTTGGTTGGTGATGCTTACTGTTATGACCACCTCGCTTATCTGCGTTATGTGACCTATCGTGGCGTTAAGTGGGAGATTACTTCGGTTGTTCCGTTGAATTTCCCACGACTCCAGGTCACGGTTAGCAAAATCTATAACGGACCGGAGGTTACAGAATGAACGAGAGCATAGACTTTGTCTCTGACAAACGCGCTGAGCTTAATGACAAGCTCACAGAGATACTTGGCTCTGGTCACGTTTACTTCGAACCGCCAGAGTCTGTTAAACTGGTGTATCCTTGTATCGTCTACGAACGAAGTGCCGGCGACACGGATTTCGCTAACAATATGCCTTATAGGTTCCAAGTACGATACTCTGTCACCATTATAAGCAGAGATGTTGAGACTTCAGTTCTTGCTAAGCTCGCAATGTCTCTACCGTCTATCACATACGATAGGCATTTCGTTACAGATGGACTGCATCATGACGTGTTTAAGCTGTACTATTAAGGAAAAAGAGGTGTAAAAGCCTTCTATAAACGCATATATAATTTCCTAACTTGTCTCAAACAGAGTTAAGGGCGTTGTGATGCATAAATCTGGAACACACAAATGCATTAATTACCTTATGGTATTAAGTAAATAAACTCAATAAATCTATTTAAGGAGGAATAAACTATGGCTAAACTTACATGGGACGCTACTGGTGCCCATCTGTATGAAACAGGTGTTGACCATGTTGTTCTCTATAAAGCAGTAGCTTCGCCTACTGGAGGTCCTGGTTCTAACGGCTACGGAAACGGTGTTGCTTGGAACGGCGTTACAGGCATTACTGAAACACCTTCTGGTGGTGAGGAAACTAAGCTTTGGGCTGACAACATCAAGTATCTCTCACTCCGTTCCGCAGAGGACTATGGTGCTACAATTACTGCTTACACATACCCTGATGCATGGGCTGAATGCGACGGTTCTGCTTATATCGATGTTGCGGGTGCTTTCGCTGAAACAACAGGTGTCCTTCAGGTATCACAGCAGCCTAGAACAAGTTTCTGTCTCGCATTCAGAACCATTGTTGGTAATGATACAGCGGGTAATGACTACGGTTATAAGCTTCACATTCTTTATGGTTGCACAACTTCTCCTTCTGAGAAGACAAACAGCACCGTAAACGAGTCACCTGAGGCTAACGAGTTCAGTTGGGAAATCTCAACAACACCAGTCGACCCACAGATTACAATTGGCGGCAAATCCCTCAAGCCTACTGGTCGTATCGTAATTGATGCTTATAAGATTACAAACATGACCGATGGCACTGAAAAAACAGCTGCTATGGCTAAGCTCACAGAGATAGAGAATAATCTCTTTGGAACTGATGCGGTAGGTACGACAGAAGGTATTACTCCTCACGTTCTCCTGCCTAAGCAGATTTACGACATTCTCAATCCGCCTGTAAGCGGCTGATAAACCAAACTTATTCATCTCTACATTCGTAGAAGATAAAATAGTTTTCTCTAATAACTTTTAGCGGAGTCATGACGCCCCTCGGTATTCTATTCGCTGAGGGGCAGAGTGGCTTATTAAGAATACTGTTAACAACAATAGTGTTAATAGGTCACTCAACATTTTCCAGTAAACGAAGGATTAATACCTAACGGTAAATCCTCATGTATAAACGAAGGAGGAATTCAAAATGCCGAACAATGAATACGAAAACGAACCCAATCAGAGCCGTTCTGAAGACATAATCTCCTCTATATTAGACGGAACTGAATACGACGAGCCCGCAAGAAGCCGTATCGAATACCTTCTCATCCAACTCAAGGAAGCAATAGAAGGCGGCGGAGGCGGTGGCGGCGTTACGTCATACTCACCTCTTACTGAAAAGCCGAAGATTGACAATCATACACTTCAGGCTGGCAATAACTCAAGTTCTGATTTGGGTCTCCAGACAAAACTCACATTCGATTCCGCTCCTACGGAGAACTCAACAAACCCCGTAACAAGCGGGGGCGTTTACACAGCTCTTGGCACAAAGGCTAATTCATCAGACGTGTATAATAAGTCTGCTGTTGACACTGCACTCGGTGCTAAGGCGGATAAGTCGACTACCTACACAAAAACCGAGGTCGATACAGCGCTCAGCTCAAAGCAGAACACCATTTCTGACCTCTCAACTATCAGAAGCGGTGCTGCTCTCGGCGCTACAGCGGTTCAGCCGGTTTCTGGCAAGGGTCTCTCCACAAATGACTATACTAACGATGAGAAATCGAAACTCGCTGGTATAGAGGCACAGGCTAACAAGACAACGGTAGACAGTGCCCTCAACGGGACATCCACTAACCCTGTACAGAACAAGGTTGTTAAGTCAGCACTCGACGGTAAGCAGACCTCTCTCACAACAGCGCAGCTCGCAGCGGTGAATAGCGGTATTACATCTGCGGACGTGGAGCAAATCGAAAAGAATAAAAACAATATTTTATTAAGTTATAACCTTGATGGTCAGCATAATTTATTGCCGTTACAAAACGGAGTGTACAGTGCAAGTACATCTACTATTACAGTTCAAGATGGTGTTGCAACATTAAAATCAGTAGATACAGGTACACATCTTGTACAAGTTGGTACGTTTATGTTAAAAGCAGGAACATATGTACTGTTCAATCGCTACACATCAACAGGCAATGGTGATATTAGACTTATTAAAGGAAGCACATCAATTACGACAGGAAATCCTGCAACCTTTACACTTGATGAAGACGCAAACATTGCAATTCAATTTTATACATATAACGCAATTGCTGAAAGCACTATACAACCAATGCTTGTTACAGAAGCTCAGTATAATTCGGGATTAAGAGATTTTCAGCCTTACGCTCTCCCTAATACTGCCATTACTCCTGCTTTGAAAGAGTGTGTGGATAATGGTGTGAAGAATAAGGTAAAAATTAACATTTCTTCGGGCACATACGCAAGTATAGTTACCACTGTATCAAATGGAGTAATTACATTATCAAGCGGAACTGCGTCTACGAGTCCAACTATTTTAACATTTTCGGAAATTACTTTACCCGCAGGGAATTATGTACTTAGTGGTTGTGCAGCCGGAGGGTCAGATACTACATATAGATTAGATGTAAGGTCTTCTGGCACTACAATTTGTGGCGTATATGGTAATGATTTTGTAGAATTTACGCTAAGTGCTCAAACAACAATCACAGTAAATATAAGACTTCAAGGTGGTTATTCAATACCAAGTTCTGGACTTGTGTTTAAGCCTATGGTATGCGAAAAATCACTTTATGACGTATCGCCTGCCTTTGAGCCTTATGCTATGAGCAACACTGAGCTCACTACGGACGTTTTACTCTTGGCACGATATGAGCAGATACCGAACAACACAAATCTGAATACGTTGACGACATTAGGCAAACGATACCAGTGCAACTCTGCCGCAATCGCTGCGACATTAACCAATTGCCCGACAACAGATGGCTTTATGTTGTACATCAAAGAGACGGCTTCCGCGCAGAGATTCGTGCAAGAAATAATCCCAAACAAAGAAAATGAGATATATCGAAGATGGTACACATCGCTGGGCTTTAGTTCGTGGTACAAATTTACAGGCACAGTAGTTTCATAACAAAATCAAAGTTTCAACAGGCGTAGCTTAAACAATAAAAAGGTAATTTAGTCTATTCATAAAAATATAAAAAAGGAGTGAAATACTACTGTCAACTTGACGATAATCTTACGTCGGTAAATAAGAGGATTGATATTTGGTAGTTATGCTGGAATCAATCTCACCACTACGTCTCACTAAGATTCCGCATTTCTATAAACGCAAAGACAGAGCTACCATTGTAAAACTAATCTCACTACTACGTCGTACTACAAAACTTTACCGTGCTCTGGCTCTGTTTTTGTGATATTTATGAAGTATACGCTAGACAGTAACATCTCCACTATCCGGAGTAATGTAAACTCTAGTGTATCTGCCCACTGGAAGTTGACCTCATCCAGAAAGATTGTTCGTCTTTTTGCATCCTTTGAGACAACATGAGAACCGAAACCAGGATTGCTAGGGCTTGCCTGGATATTTTTATCAGAATTAGGACGCTCCCGTATGAGGGTAAAGTAAAGCCGAGATTCGTCTCGCAAAAAATGTTCCAGAAATAAGCGCTTTACCGAAAATGTTAACTAAGTAAGTAAAGTTCTACGGCTCACCTCTAGCCTGCTTGGCTAGGGAACGTGTAAAGCTTGTAAAGGTGGGAGTAGAAAATAATCAAAAAATTAAAATGAAAAGGAGTTATCACAATGCTTAAGAAGGAAATCACTTACACAAACTACAACGACGAAGAGGTTACTGTTACAGAATACTTTAACCTTAACAAGACTCAGACAATGAGACTGGTATCTGGTCACGGCGGTATGGACAAGTATCTTCAGTCTATCATCGACAAGAAAGATGCTTCTGAGTTCATTAACTTCGTAGAGGAGCTTGTTCTCTCAGCTTACGGCAAACGTGATGAGAACGACCCGGCTATCTTCGACAACTCTAAGGAGGTCAAGGATGCATTCGCTAAGACGCCTCAGTTTGACGAGCTCGTATATACTCTCCTCTCAAACGAGAAGGAATTCATGGACTTCTTCTACGGAATTCTCCCGAGAGCAATGCAGGAGAAGGTTCGCGAGGCAGAGGCTAACGCACCGCAGCTGAAGCAGAATGCATGATACTCTTGAGGTTTTCATACCAAAGGGAGAATTATGGGACGAATCAGTTGATAGGTTTGTTTGTATTAACATGCCAGACTCTGGCGTAACTCTCAAACTCAAACATACGCTCTTATCTCTTTCTGATTGGGAATCGAAGTATAAGAAACCATACATCAATTCTAATCCGTTTCAAAAGAAAGGGTTGACAAGAGCAGAGAGATTAGATTACATCAGAAGCATGACACTCAATCCTGAGGATATTACAGACGATAACATCTATCAACTGATTACGGCATCCCAAATGAAGCGAATCGATGATTATATTGCTGACCCAATGACCGCTACGACAGTTAAAGACGCTAAGGATAAGCGTAGAGGTGGTAAGTTTATTACTGCGGAACTTATCTATTATTGGATGTCAACATTTAATATACCTTATATTCCTTGTCAAGAATGGCATCTTAACAAACTTCTCACTCTTATAAAGGTTTGTTCTGAGGAATCTAAGGGACCGCAAAAGACCAACAAACGCACAGCTATGGAGGAGCAGAGAGCTCTCAATCAAGCAAGAAGACAAGCTCTCGGCACTAAAGGTTAATCCCCATAAATTCGAATAGAAAGGAATGATATTTATGTCAAAGGTTTATGCTAAAGGCGTAGACGTATCTGAACATCAGAAACATATAAACTGGGATAAGGTTAAGGCGGCTGATAATGACTTCGTTATACCTCGTACTGGCTATGGATATTCTACAGAAGACAAGATCTTCAAGACTGTAGTAACAAACGCTAAGAAGGCTGGCATTGATATTCCTGCGGTTTATCATTCAAGTTATGCTTGTTCTGCAGCGGATGCTAAGATAGAGGCTGAGTATGCCGTGTCTCTTTGTAAAAAATATAGTCTTGATAAGAATACCATTATATTCTATGATTTTGAATACTTTTCTGCCGAATACTTCGAGAAACAGCAGAAAAACGAGAAAAAAGAATCGCAAATCAAGCTTACCCCTGCTCTTGTTCAGCTCTTTACCGAAGCATTCTGCGAGAGAGTAAAGGAGCTCGGTTACAAGACTGGTGTATACTTCAATCAGGATTACTATGTAAACTGGTACGAGAAGGGTAAGTCATTTAAGGAAGACTACTTCACATGGCTTGCGGACCTTGAAGGCGAACCGAATTACAAGTGTGACTTCCACCAGTGTTCTCATACAGGTAGAGTCGATGGTATCGGCACGGCTGTTGACCTTGACTATGCTCTGTTCGATTATAAGGCTGATTCTAAGCCTGCAGAAGATCCAAAGCCCAAGACTGAGCTGAAGTCCAACGAAGAGATAGCTAAGGAAGTAATACAGGGTCTCTGGGGTAATGGCGCAGTTCGTAAAAACAAGCTTAAGAAGGCTGGTTATGACTACGACACTATTCAGGCTCTTGTAAACTCAATGCTTCCTAAGGAAAAGCCCGTTCATAAGGTTAACGACCAGATAGTTGCTGATGTAATCGCTGGCAAGTACGGTAACGGCGATGAGCGTAAACAGAAGCTTGAGGCTGCTGGTTATGTCTATAAGGAAGTTCAGGATGCTGTAAACAAGAAGCTCTCTGGACAGACCCCTCAGACAAGTGTCAGCAAGAAGGTTTCTCCTGCTCAGTCGTTCGATGCAACTCTTTCATCGGAGTTTAGGGTTACAGCCCTTGCTTTGAACCTCAGATACATTCCCGGTCTTATGACTGACGACAATGTCGTAAAGATTCTCAGCAGAGACGATAAGGTTCGTTGCTGGGGATACTATACTCAGAAGGCAGGTTCAAAATGGCTGCTTGTTCAGCAGGGTTCTATCACTGGATTCGTTGATTCTAGGTATGTAGCACGCTGCTAATCAATACAATATCGAAAGGAGGTGCTCGCTATGGGCGTTGTGTTTAAGACTAAAGGCGATTGGAATGATACGTTTTCTTTCCTTAGGCGCGATAGAGACTCTGATTTCATACGAACTCTTAAAAAATATGGTGAAAAAGGAGTTAGAGCCCTTAGCGAAGCAACTCCTAAAGATACAGGACTCACCGCGGCTTCTTGGGATTATGAGATTTGGACCGATGGTAAAGGAGAATACAAACTTTACTGGACGAACTCTAACCTTGCAGAACCAGGAATGCCGATAGCAATACTCATACAATATGGTCATGGAACTAGAAATGGCACGTATGTAAAAGGTGTTGACTATATTAATCCTGCTCTTAAATACATTCTTGAAAAGTTATCACAGGACTTACAGAAAGAGGTGAGTTAATTGAGTATCTCGAGAGACAAACGCATTGTCGAGATGGAGTTAAACAATAAAAACTTTGAATCTAATGCTAAAGTTTCGCTTAACACCATTGACAAACTTAAAGCTGCCCTTAAAATGGACGATGCAGACCAAGGATTCTATCGTGTCGAGAAGGCAGCTGCTACTGTAAATCTCACGCCTATAATAAAGGGTTTAGATGAGATACAAAACAAATTCAGTGCCATGGGTATCTTCGGCATTGAAACAATGAAACGCATCTCTAACGCTGCTATTAATGCTGGCGAAAAGATGTGGGCTTCTACTTTTGGACAGATTAAGTCCGGAGGTGCAAACAGAGCTCTCAAGATAGCGAACGCACAGTTTAAACTTGAGGGATTGGGTGTAGCTTGGGAACAGGCTTCAAAAGATATTAATGCCGCCGTTGACGGAACTGCTTATGGTTTCGATGCTGCCGCAAATACCGCTTCTCAGTTAGCTACTGCTGGCGTTGAACTCGGCGATGCATATGGTGGTATGGCGCACGCATTGAAAGCCGTTTCGGGTATCGCGGCAATGACTAATTCTTCTTATGAAGAGATTGGTTATATTTTCTCACAGATAGCTTCAGCTGGTCGTCTAATGGGACAGGACGCAATGCAGATTAGTACCAGAGGCGTTAATGTCACTTCCGTTCTTGCTAAACAGTTAGGCAAAACTACTGAAGAAATTGGCGAGATGCAGCGAAAGGGTGAAATTAGCTTTGCGATGTTTGCTGAAGCGATGAACGACGCATTCGGCGACCAAGCGACCAAGGCTAATAACACTTTCGAAGGCGCACTGTCGAACGTCAAGTCAGCTCTCTCCAGAATTGGTGAGATTTGGTATGGACCGTTCTATCAGGCCGCTATTAAACCCCTTAATGCAATTCGAGTTGCAATTAATAACATAAAGAAAGCATTTAGCGATGGCAATGATGAGACTCGTGACTTTAAAGATAGGCTCACAGACCTCATGAACATCGTTTCTAATATATTTTCGTGGCTTACGGAGCACGTTGACCTAACCTTTTTCAATGATATAGCCAACGGTGCTAATAAGGTTCTTGACGCGTTCAATGATGTGGGTCACGCTATTGAAAAAGTTTTAGGAATATTCAAGACGGACGATGCTGTTTCCGAAACCGAAAAGCTTACGGATAGTCTCGAAGGTTTGACTGAAGCCGAACTCGAAGCTGCTAAAGCTATTTGGGAAACCGGCAAGTACGGCAATGGCCAAGAAAGAATCGACAACCTCCTTGCTGCTGGATTCACCGAAGAAGGTGCAAGACGTGTTCAGGCTGCGATTGATAAATTTATTGAGTCAAATTATCAGTGGGAAGAGGCGGAGAAAGCTGTAGCAAAACAGACTGCTGAAACTGCTGAAGAAACAAAGTCGCTTTCGCAGGCCATTACTTCCAAGTTTGTTCGGTCATTTATATCCGCAAGACGAACCGTTTCTATTCTCGGTGACGCGTTTAAGAATGTTGGTGCTGGCGTTTGGGAAATAATCCAGATGGTTGGCAAATCTTTTGCGGAAGTATTTGATTTCGAAATTATATTTAAAGATATAGAAAAGTTAGCATATAGATTCCGTTTCTTTACAGAATTGTTTAAGAATGCTGTAACAGGTAACGAGAAACTTAAAGAGATTATTGACGAGATATTTAGAGTTGGTAATAGTGTTTATAGAGTAGTTCGTTCTGTTGCTTCAATTATATTTACAATAATCAGTTCTCTGATTAGTGTAATTAAGGACGTAGTGGGAGAGTTTGATGTAGGTGAAGTGTCTATTAGCAAATTCACCGATAAGATTGCCGAATGGGCTGAAAACTTAGCGATAATAGTTAAGACAAGTGGAATATTTGTAAAGATATTTAAGGGAATAGTTGACCTTGCTAAAATTCTTATAAACTATCTTAAGAAACTTCCTTCAATACTTAAACCTGTTGCAGATAAAGCTATACAGGTCGTTGATACTCTCTTAGCTAAATTTAAGGAACTAACTGGTATAGACCTCAAATCAGGAATAACGAAGGCTGTTGAAGCGGTCAAGGAATTCTTCAACATTCTTTCTAATCCGATGGTATCAAGGAACGGCGGAAAGAACGCCATAATACAGTGGGCTGAAGACGTTAAGACTTCAATACTCAACGTATTCGGTAATGGCGATAATCTCTTTGCTAAGATTAAGGAATGGTTTAGCAATGGCTTTACTAAGTTTAAAGATAATCCTGACAAAACTATTTCTAAAGACATCATCCCTTCTATTCTTCACGTTTTAGCTTCAGCTGTAAGATTTATAGAAGGACTTGACATTAACAAAGCGATACGCAATATTCTGGCTGTAGGCCTTATTGTTACAGCGCTAGTAACTGCAATGAAGACCATGAAGCTGATAGACACTCTGCAGAAACCAGCGGAAGGAATAAAGAACCTAGTTGGTAAGATTATGGGTACTATCGGCGCGTTCAAGAATATGGGCGAACGTGTCACGAAAGCTATTGAGATGGACTTGATGGCTAACGCGTTTGTCAAGTTTGCTGCTGGCATTGCTATAATGGCAGGTGCAATAGTCGCTTTGGGTTTAGTTGATACTAAGGTTCTTGTTAAGGGATTAACCGCTCTTTCTGTTTGTGTTATCAGTCTTGCTGGTTCTATTTTCCTTTACAACAAGTCTGTAGATCCTAGAATGGTAAAGATGTTCGATACCACGCTTCTTCAGTTTGGCGTTACTTTGGGAATAATGGCAGGAATCATAATAGCCATGGGTAAAATGGACTATGAGACGCTTGCTAAGGGCATAATCATGCTTGATATTCTTACCATACTATTCAACGAACTGATGGTTGTTAACAGATTGTTCCGCGGCGGAAAGAATGATATTTGGAAGGGTATGCTCGCTCTTGCAATTGCTATGGACCTCATTATACCTATTATTAAGATTATAGGTGAAATGGACGTATACGATGCTGTCAAGGGCATAGTAGCCATGGACTTGATATTTAAGGAATTGGGTCTTATGACCGTCGCTGCAGCATTCCTTTCGGAGAAGTTTGATTCTCTTGATATTTTAGGAATAGCCGGTTCTATGGCGATATTGGCGTTAGCAGTTGACGCTACAATACCGTTCTTAGAGCTTATCGGTCATATGTCTTTAGCTGACGTTGTTACTGGCATACTTGCACTCGGAACTGTTCTTGCGGCAATAGCTGGTATTCTTGTCGGCGCTAGCAAACTGTTAGCAGGAACAGATACTGTCGATGTTGCTGTTATTGCGGCGTCAATGGGCATTGTGATGCTTGCGACGAATGCGATGATTCCTTCAATATTGGCTCTTGGCGCTATGGAGAAATTAAACGATGGTTCTGTATTTGAAACAATAAGCAGCATGATGACATTGATTGTCGGCATTGGCGCATTGCTTACGTTGATGTCGATGATAACAGTAGGAAGTAACATTGCTCTAATCGCAGGTTCTATGGTTGCTGTCGTTCTGTCATTCGACGCTTTAATTCCTGGAATACTCGCTCTTGCTGCAATTCCGAGTGACGCTTTATGGAAAGTCGTTGGGTCTCTTAGTGTACTTGCATTAGTGTTTACGACGATGATAAGTATTCTTGCCGCTGTTAACGCTGGTACTGCTGAGTCCGTTATAGGTATACTCGCATTGCTTGGTGTTATGATTGGCGAAATCGCATTTACAATCATCGCTGGTGCTATCGCTCTCGGTTATGCTGCTACGTTAATAGGTAAAGCGGTATTAAACGTTGCTACATCGATGGACACCATGGCTACTGTTAACGGCGACAAAATCTCGTACAATGCTAAAAAGATGGTTGAAGGTTTCCAGATTTTGGCTGTCGGACTCGCTAATGTTGCACCGAAGGTTTCAGATTCAATAAAAACAGTAACCAGCGGTACCGTTAGTGGAATCGTTATCGGTTTAGTAGAGGCTATTACTGATAATTTACCAAAGATACAGAAACTATGTAACAATCTTGTATTTTATTTAATTAATACCATTGTTTCCAATATCGGTTTGGCTGCGTTAGGCATCATAACAAGCCTTGTGAATGTATTCCTTATGCTCATAGAATGGATAACTGACGAATCAGGCGGAAAGTCTATTCTTGAGAGATTCGGCAATGCTCTTATTGATGCTCTAATTATTGTACTGGACGTATTGATATCCAGAGTGGAAGAAATTGCAACATGGATTGTTGACTTCGTGATTGCTGTCGTCAAAGCAGCTACTACGGTTCTTAACACCAGAGGCGACGAATTTAACAAAGCATGGGCTGAGTTTATGATGGCTGTTGGCGGTTATATTTATAGTGCGTCAGAAACACTTAAAGAAACGTTAATAAAAGTTGGCAGAAAGCTGCTAGGCTACATGTGGGACGGCGTTAAGGCAGAGTGGACTGAGGTGAAGAAAGAAACAGGCGAGGGTGTTAAGAAAGCGATCCAAGCCGTAAAGGATTTCTTTGGTATAAAAGATGGTGACCCCGAAGGCGCTGCTTTCTACAAGATAGGCGTTAAGAACATTGAGCTTCTTGGCGAAGGTATAAAAGCAGCTTGGAATGGCGGAAACGACCTCAAAGCATGGCTCGCTGAGCAGATAGGCGCGTTTGCAGGTTCACTGCTTGATGATATTGCTGGCGGTGTAGATGCAGAAACAGGCGAAGCAGCAAACAAGATAGGTCTTGCGATGCACGGTATGGTTCCGCAAATATTGTGGAAGGCATTCCGTGAGCATTCACCTTCGCAAGACATGTGGGAAGCAGGTAAAAACTTACTTCTCGGTCTCGTTAACGGTGTAAAGGATAATCTTGGTGGCACTGGATTTTCACTTGAGGGATTATTCGGTAAACTTAAAGATTCGTTCTTAGGTGGAGAAAACGGAGGTTCGTTTATTGATAATCTTATGTCTGGTCTTGGGTTAGATGAAAATAGTCTTGAACTCGGTATTACTCCAGTTCTCGATACCTCTTCATTTGACTCTGATTACTCTAGCTTCATGAACAACTACGGTCTTGGCAGCACATCTGATTACAACTTTGGCACTTCGTCATCTCTTGCTAATGATATTTCAGGTTCGACTTATGGTACTAACGGATTCTATACAGGCGCTGCTGCTGACAACTCTGAGCTTACCGCCAGTGTTCAAGACATCGCTGAAAGAATCGGCAGACTCGAAGTTCGTATGGATACCGGGGCTCTTGTTGGTGCTCTGTATGCAGGCATCGACGAGAAACTCGGTGAAAAACAAATACTCGCTGGAAGGGGCGTTTATGCATAATGTATCATTCTATTGATTTTTTCTACATCGACCCTCTGACCAACGAGGGTGGTTCAAAGGTTAACACTTGGGACGATTGGGGCTTGGTGGGTTCATCTCGCCCCACAATCGCTCCTCCGAAACCTGTTACAAACCTTATTAAGATAGTAGGAGCAACGAAGTTTTACAACGCTTCCGAGATTCTTACTGGATATCCTACGTATGAAAGCAGAACAGGTTCGATAGAGTTCATAGTTCTAAATGACTGGAACAAACCAGATGCAAAACGCTGGATTGATATTTACAATGAAGTTTGTGAGTATCTCCACGGTCATGAACTTTGCTGCGTTCTTGAGGATGAGCCTGACTACTATTATTCAGGTGTGTTCTCTGTAAATGAATTTAAGTCAGGAGAATACAACTCAAACATCGTCATAGACTACGAGCTTCAGCCGTACAAGTACAATCGTCAGTTGTCTAATGTCGGTTGGCTGTGGGATCCGCAGAACTTCGAAACAGGTGTTCTTGTTGAATCTGGCTTCGCTGATTTGCCCGTTAAATATAGCGAGGCGCTAATTAGAGACTGGACTGGTGTTGTTAGTACAGCTCCTGTTGTGCCTACAATACTAATTAAGTCTTGGACTTGCACAAACCCTATGGAAACTAACTGTAATCTTAAGTTTTCGTTTATAATTAAACATAAAAACGGTAAGGTTACAAAAAGAGGAACTTCTGAAGACAACTACACAATCGAACTTAAACGAAGAGACATGGTCATAGACCCTTCAGAGCAGACTTTGCGATTCAAAGACACCGCCGTACTGCCACTGTTGACTCTCTATGACGACGTTATAAACTTTACGGCTAGTACAGATGACCAGAGTTCTGAAATCACATTTGACCTAGTCTTTAGAGAAGGGAGGATTTAAGGATGGCAATTCAACCCGGCGGAGATGGCTCACAGGCTAACCCTTATGTTATCGACAACTCAGACGGGCTGGCGTGGAATGATTTTAACACGCTGAATAATAATTCTGATAATAAAGGTAAGTACCTCACATTCGCGGACGTTCACGTCGACGAAAACGGCGATTTTGACATTAGCGGAACGGGAATAAGCACTGACCCTTTTATAGTCAGCACGTATCGTGAAATGCTCCATTGCACAGGCGCGTCTAATATACACCAGTGCAAGATGATAGCAAAAGACAGCACAACGCGGGAAATGACCTATCGCTATGACTCGGAGAACCCCGAAACACACGAGATTGAATCGACATATTGCCGTTACAATCCCGCGCCCACGACTATTGACTGGAATAGTATTTCTGAGGGTTCTCGTTCAACTATATATGTGTCAATGCATTGTGATTTTAATGGCTGGACGCTTCTGAACTTTAGAATATCGGCAGGAGACAGCGGGTCATGGGGTGGCTTTTTTACGTGTGGTTGGGTGAGTAATAATCAAGCAGATGTTTATAACGGTTTTTTCCTGAACACACGAATCGACTGCGTCGCCAGTGGTTACACCTCTTTGTTTAATGCCAACATACATGACAACATAATGCACATTGATGTTACTTCTACAACAGCCCCGAATAGTGTTGGTTTCTGCTATTCTGAGTCATACGGGCACGGTTTCTCTCGAAATTCTTTAACTTTAAAAATCTACGGCAACCGTGGATTCTCTGGATATAATATAGGTGAGAATTATGCGATTGTCGATTCGGTAATTTATTTGGATGCTGAATTTCAAGTATATGGAATACCTAATTCAGACGGTTCCAATGGCTCTATTAGCCTAATAAGGTCGACGCTAAAAGGTAAATACAAATTTGTCACAGCAGGAACAAAGTCATTTATACGAAGCTGTACTGATAGCATTTATGATGTTGAGTCCATATCCGAAGCAACCGCGGTTGTGCCGCAAGTAGGCGGAACTCGCTGTATATTTAATAGCGACAAGGTGTCTTGGTCTCAGACAGGTTGGGAAGGCGTTTCGTCAGAACATCTTCTTAGTCCATCGTGGTTGCAAGAGCACACCAACATCCCGATTGGAGTTGATACGTAATGGCACGAGTAGTTGTTGATGTAAAGAACACTATCGGCATTGAACAGGGCACTATAACAACAACAGGAACGGATTCTGACCCTACACGCATTCATTCAGTCGGGTTTATTGCGCTTGAATATACAGGCACGCCTCCTTCGGCGTTAGTAATATCAGCGACAACCTCAACAGGAAAAACGCTTAACGTGAGTTATGTTGTCTATAACACCGCAGATTACACGGATATATCATACGACCCGAATGCGTGGCTGACGAACCCCTGCACGGCGGACTTGTCAGGCAAAAGCAATGTGCATTATATCGCAACATACGCAAAAAACAGCAACAATAGTAATATATCCCCGTCAGATATAACGGCGTGGACAATAACCTATGATGACGGAATAGTGTATCACGCACACGAAGGTGAATATCCTGTTAACGACAGCGCAATGCCGATAGTACAGACGGACTTCACACGTCCTTTCCCTTCAAATCTATGGCGTATAGACCAATCAAACGACGGTTATCCATATACAGACTTGCAACTCGGCATACTGACTTATGAGCCTCCTCCTCCACCGCCCGAACCGGAACGCGAAGAGGAGACTATCGTCCAGTATGATATTTACTGTGATGACAAACTTATGCATTCTTCTGTAGTTCCGGAAAACGAATACAAGGTTATAGACCCCGTTCTCGACTTGCAGGATTCCGCGGCGGGCTCGCTTGAATTCTCTCTACCTCCGTTCAACTGTATGTATGGTAAATGTCAGATGATGATGTCTACAATCAGAGTTGAGCGCAACGGTAAGGAGATATGGGAAGGCAGACCTGTATCATTCAAAGAAGACATGTGGCTTAACCACGCGGTAACCTGTGAAGGCGAACTTGCTTATCTCAATGATATTTATCAAGAACAGACCAAACTCGAAAACAAAACACTTCAGCAAATACTTGAATATGTAATTAATGCGTATAACGGGCGGGCTGCTGCTAATCGTCAATTTACTTTAGGCTGGATTGAAGATGAAAAGTATACATCAGACTTACTTGACATAACGATTCCGTTCCAGCCGACTCTTGAGACTATCAATTCTCTCTGTAAAACATATGGTCTTCATGTCTATATGCGTAACACGTGGGATGAGAACGGTGTTAAGACTCGTAGGATTTGTTTTAAGGGAACAGACCTAGGACAGAATGCTTCTCAGGTCATTGAGTTTGGTACGAATCTTACCGACTACGCCAAGTCATATAATTTCGCTGAACTCGTCACTGCAGTTCTCCCTCTCGGTGCTAAATCCGATAAAGCTGGTGCTACTGTTAAGGATACTGACGACACGGTTGATGCTAAGGCTTCAGGATTCGAACAGGGTAGTATCGTAACAGCTACATCAGGCAATCCCAGCGGCAATTATGACTCGACATCTCGCGTCCGCACAACAAATTACCTCACTCTACCAACCAACGCAGACAGTATTAAGGTTACAGCAGCTCTTACTGCGGTATCAGGCGTTACAACTCAGATTAGTCTTGTTGGATATAATGCGAACAAGGAACAGACGTTTATAGAGAACGAATGGTATAATTCACCTCATGAACTTGGTGTTTCTTCTTACACTACAACAAAATATTATAGAATAGTTCTTAAGTATTCAAACTCCGCTGATTTAACTCCTGAGAATGTTGTATCTTGTTCTGTTGATATTTCCAAGAAGCGTAAAGGAACACCTTACGGCGGAACATACGGACGATACTATGTTATTTGGCCGACGGATGGCTATGACTCTCGTAATGACCGTCAGCATCCTAATCCTGAATACTATCATCATGCCGGTGATATTGTAAACATATCTGCCATTAGTGACTTCCCTGGTGATAAGTCTAGATATTTTGTTAATGAATACACTTTAACCGCTGAAACAGCAACTGTTTATATTACTGCTCAGATGCAGGGCGGTGCTGGAATGGTTGTTGTTAAGAATCAGGGTAATAACTATTTTATTAAGAAGTCTAGCAAAAACGGAATGACAGCTTGGTCTGATTTCAAGTTTAGTGGCTGGTATAGTCAGTTTACAGGCGAAGTCAAGATGTATGTCGGGTGTTATGATTCACAATCTGCCACCGACGATACTCATGGATTGATAATTTACAATTCTAAGGTTGTAGATAAAGGTCTTGAAGAGTATGTTACGGTCGAAGGTATTACAGGTAATCCTAATATTAGTGGTCTGTTTGTTATAGATAGGGACGAAGACCAATATGATAGTCACGTTCTTCCCGTTGATATTTACGGTCGAATCGAACGCAAAGTGGAATGGCCTGATGCTAAGGACGCTTGGACTCTGTATAATAACGCCATAACATATCTCCGTTCAGGTCAGTTCGATGGTCTTGAGATTAGTCTCAGTGCTATTGATATGGCTATGCTCGGAGTTAATTGCTCGCAGCTTTATCCCGGTGAGCTAGTAATGGTTAAATGTCAGCCCTATGGTCTCGAGAAGACAATGCCTGTGTCTGAGGTTAAAATACCCCTTGATAAGCCAGAAGACACGCAATTCAATGTCGGTGATAGACGCAAACAGTCATTGACCTCGGTTAATACCGCAACTAATTCCCAAATACTGTCTATGATAGCCGAGAAACCGTCAGTGTCTGCAGTTCTTTCCGCAGCTAAAAGGTCTGCTGCTGAATACTTATCTGATACACAGAACGGCTATGTCACTTGGCGTTATGCTGAAGATGGTCACATTGAGGCAATGATTGTGTCTGATACTGAGGATTACCGACAGTCTCCAAACGGTTACTGGATATTTGGTAAGCATGGTATTGGTCATATCAAAGCGGATGGCACAAGCGAGGAATCTCAATACACCGATACGAATGTCGCTATGACCTCTGACGGTAAGATTGTTGCTGATTATATTACTGCTGGCCACATGACCGCTGACCATATTCGTGGCAATACACTCGCTCTCGGCGCGCTTATTGGAGACCACGGCGAAGATGTTTCTGGTGATATGGTTGTGCAGAAAATCGAAACTATTGATAACGTCCCAACGATTGTTCCGCTAGCTCGGATTAATAAGGACGGCATCAAACAATGGTCCGGTGACTATTGGGTACACATGAACGATGGCAAAATTACTTTCGGCGATGACCGTGAAAGCCAGTCGAAAGGAGTATTCCTTAAAGGTAACGGCAATGTTGGTTTCAGCACCGATATGGCTGTTGAGGTTTATGCGGATTCGGGAATCGGAACTAGCGCGTTTGGTATAGCAACGGACAAAGTTCTTGTGTATTTAACAAGCGCTTTATCTCACTGGTCTACTGGATATTACGAAACTATTACCGAAGAAGATTTAATACTCGGCAATAAAAAGTTGCTGTTTATAAATGGTCTTTTAACCAAAATAGAAAACGCGTCTTCCACACTTTATAGTGGCACTTTTAAAGATAACGACGGAAATACAGTGCATGTTTCTAATGGTTTAATCACAGAGATAACTACACCCTCAAACAACGAATAAAGGAGGTTGATATTTATGGCTAATATTGATACCGAATTACAGACAATCGCTACGGCAATATACGGTAGAGACATGCGTGGTGCTATACATGATGCGATAGCTAAGGTCAATAATGATATTGATGGCATGATCTCGCAAGGAATCACGTTCACTAGCTCCGACAACGATTTCGGAGGAACTGGTCTTATTGAGAAGACTGGAGGCATTGTTACTTTTCAGTTTAATCTCCACATAACAACAGGCTTCGGTGGTGAGACTAAAACTCTGTTCACCGTTCCTGCTGCTTATGAGCCTAACGACAACGCCAACACAAGAATGTTCCCCATATGGCCTTGCCCGTACGACGATAGCGGTCAGAGTGATGCTCCCTATATTACTCTCGAAAAAGACGGGAGCGATTGGGTGTTCAAGGTTTATCATCTTGACAACGGATGGGTTAGCGATTTCTATTGCAGCGGCGTATATTCTGTGGCAACACCTGCTTCGACATAATATTATCAAAACATCATCCACTATGTAGGGCATTAGTCCTAATATGACGAAAGGAGGAAAAAAGATGGAACTTTATCTTACCAACGCAAAAAAGATAAAGCTTGAGTCACTCGAGAATCCCAATGCGGACGAAAAGAAGATTCTTGAGCAGTACCGAGACCTCAACAAGGCTATCGAGTCAGACCTTGACGTTGATATCAAGGCAGCGGAACTTGAACGCAAGCAGGCTGAAACATCGAAACTCAAAACGGAGACAAGATGCGAAGTAGCCAACACTGCAATCAAGGGCATTGCTGCGGTAGGCGCTATAGGCGTCGGGCTCTATAAAGCCCGTGGTGCAATCGGTGCGCTCACGAAACTCATCAAAACTTCGTTCTACAAAGAAGAGAGATTCTCGAGCGATGAACGCGACATTGCAGGCGAGATAGTAAAATCCCTCAGTACGAAGGATTAAAACCCAATTGAGTCCGTGCTATTAATTTAGCATGGACTCTCTTTTTCTGTCTGAAAGAATTGAAGACTGGTTCTAAATATTATCAAAACATCATCTCCTATGTAGGATATTTAACAGAAAGGAGGTGTTATTTATGTTTAGACCTGAAGAATTAGATTTATTCAGCGTCTACATCGATCCAGAACGATCAGATTGGAAAAACCTTTTAAGAGATTTCTTCTTCTGGATATATGAAGGAAAAGAAGGTTACGAAACAGAAAGAGAATTCGAACTTCTTATCAGATTATGGATGAAAGAAGAACATATAAAAGAAAGGTTATATCAATCGAACAGTTCTGTGAAAATTGTTCACGCTGAGAATTGTTCAAAAAAAGTTATAAAAGCATTAAGTTAATATTCTATTAAAGGAGTTCTTAAAACATAAGGGCTCCTTCTTTTTCTGTCTGAATGGAATGAAGACTGTGAATGAAATAATTATCAAAACATCATCCGCTATGTAGGAGGGAGGTGACCTCATTTGATATTCTTATTACTTTTATTACTAATCAACATAGGAGTATTTTTCGGAATACTTTGGTTCGGTTTAAAGTATGAAGAAATTAGAAAAAAGAAATGAAAAACACACCCCCTCTCACTTTCTCTTTATTAAAACATCATCTGCTATGTAGAGGGCAGAGATGTCCTACTTTTATATTTTAGGAGGATTTTAAGAATGGCAAAAACTAAAACAGAGAAGGTAAAAACCACGACAACTTATGAAGTAGTTGTAACAGGAGGACCGGAGAAACGCAAGAAACTCAATGGCGTTCTTCTCAGCATACACCTTAAACCATTTAAGGATGTAACAGTGCATTCTGTTACAGACAAGGATGGAAAGGAAACGATTGAGAAGGTTGTTATAGTTTCGGACAAACGTAAGAAAGTCCGCAACCTGTTTGCTGCTTTATACAATAAGTACAACGTTACCGTAACAGTAATCGACGTTGTTACCAAGAAAGAAGAACCTAAGAAGTAAATCAATCAGAAGGGAGCTTATGATATTTTCATGGGCTTCTCTTCTTTTTATTATTAAAACATCATCCGCTATGTAGGTGGTACAGGCGTATCGCTGAATTATATTTTTAAAGGAGGATAAAACAATGGCAAACAGAAGTTTAATCGGAGGACTTGCAGTAGGAATTATAGGAGCAGCTGCAACCGTCGGAAGCTACTTCCTCGGAAGAGGAACAAAGACAGCAGACGACAATGACGAAGCTGCAGATAACTACCTCAATAGCCTCGACAATGATGCCACAGACCCCGAAGACAATTCAGACGACGAAGAATAACCACGCAGCAGGAGGCTTTACAGAAATGTAGGGCCTCCTCACTTTCTCTTTTGAACTTTTAATCCGCGTTATTAAAACATCATCTCTTCTGTAGGAGGTGATAAACAATGGCAAAGATATGCAAAATATTTTCTTTAATATTTATTACATACATCATACTCGGAGTAACATATTTCGCCGGATATGAAGATTGTTTTAATGTTAAAGATATTTGCGACAAAATAGCAAAAGCAAGATAAAACCCCACGACAAGAGAGAACTTTATGAAACAACATAGGGTTCTCTTTCTTTTATTATTTCTGCATGGGCTATGTAGAAAGGAGATGGCAATATGATAACAACATTATTTTTAGCATTTTTGTTATGTTATGTTAATTGCTGGAAAAAAGAAATTAGAGATTTCCGGCAAGAGAAACAGACAAAAACACTAAAAGAAATTAGAAAAACAATTAACATCGACATCAAATAATTTAAAAAGGAGATTTACAATAATTGTAGGTCTCCTCTATTTTTTAGGAGGTATTTAAAAATGAAAGTTTTTGTAGTAAACGTCTCAATTGATTGGGGCGTATTAGTCTATCTTGTTAAAGCCGAATCAGAAGATAAGGCAATAGAAATAGCCAAAAAGAAAAAGTGTTCTTACAAGCTTGGCGGTGAGGTTTGTTCGGTTGATGAATTAGCAGCGCATATTTCAGACAATCAATCTATATTGCTAGGAGGTTATGCAGAATGAAAACAGCGTTAAGAATAGTAGGTATCGTCGCATTAGCCGTGATATTTTACATCGACGGTAATCACCCAATTGAGTACATAACGGCGTTCGTTGGATTACTCTCGCTAGTCTTCTGGGGCATTCCAGCAGCAGTTTGCTGGATATTTGGTTTAGACAAACGCAAGGAAGACGGCATAATCTATATCGACACTATCTCGGAAGAGTCTGTCGGTATGAAACTTCATATTTATGACCCTAATACAGTCATCGACAAGGCTGAATTAGTAATAAAGGTTGATATTCCAGAAGGTATTTTTAAGGAGGACGAAAATGAAAAGGTTGAAATCAAAAAATAAGTACGCGCCAAAGCTCGAGGAAAAGCGCCCAATATGCCCGGTATGCGGAAAACACCCTATTGAGACAGAGGTGGAGGAACAGAAATGTCGATACGAAGGCCATGAATTTAAGGTCAAAGAAGCGTTCTTCCGCTGCTATCAAGACGGCGAAATATATTCGACACCAGACATGGTTGCGTGGAACAACTCGCAGCTGCGGGCACACATTCTTAAGTTCGAAATGGACAAGAAAGCAGATGACGTTAAGATTCCGTCAGCAGTGAAGCAGACGCTCGATAATGAAAAAAGCATGGGCTCTACAGGCGGAGACGTCTAAATTTATATTTACAGGAGGTCAAAACAATGAAAGAAGTAAAAACACTTATCGATGAAGAAGGCAACCGTTTTGAAATCGTTGTCGAAAAGGACGAAAGTTGGTTCAAGAGAACCACAAGAAGTATCGGCGACGGAGTCAAGAGCGTCGCAGACTTCTGCAAGAGACACCCTTTTATAGCGCTTGGCGCATTAATGACCATTGTTGACGGAACGTGCAAAGTCACGAATACCGTAGCGCATGCTCGTAATGCCAAGGTGCGAAGCATTGAGTGTAAAAGCAGAACAGAGCGGCATTATGACAAGTCGAACCGCTTATGGTACGATTTGAACCGTCCAATGACAAACAGCGAGAAACTGGAATTCTCTCGTCGAAAAGCTGACGGAGAGTCAGATGGCGACATTCTTGCCGATATGAATTTAATTTAACTTTAAAGGAGACTTTACAGAAATGTAGGGTCTCCTATTCTTTAAGGAGTGATATTTATGGAAGCTATTAAGAATTTTGTTAAGACTGTAACTTATTGGATTGTTAGATGTATAATATGTGCGTGTGATGCAGCTATACCGATATGGCTTTTACACGAACTGCACATTATAGACATACCTTTAATATTTATATTTTACTATGGTATAATAACAGGAACGATTGCGGTTTTGCTTAGAGCTGCTGGCAAAGCACTTGACCGTTATATGAAGAAAAATGAGGAGGACTAAAGCTATGTATGAACAAGAATTAATAAGCGTTTTAGATGCACGCATCAAAGAGCTTGAGAAGAAGAATGCCGAGCTCGAAGAAAAGCATTGGGGCGAATGTAGACTCATCAGCCTTTACGACGAGGCTGTTAGAGATTTACGGGCTGGATATTTCAAACTCTTAGACGAAAACGTCGTTCTCCGTGGTTGGATACGCGACCACTTCAACGGAGATATATTAGCAACATCGAAAGTGGTTGACGAGGCATTAGCTAAGAAAATCGAAAATTATTAAAATTGCATTCACTATATAGGAAGATGGAAAAGCCGAGCTTGGCCTTTCTTCAAACCAAACTAGACGAGACCGAAGTCGAAACGGAATGAAGAATACATCTCCTAAACGTTTTCACTTTATATTTTATTGCTAATATGGCAGAAAGGAGTATTCACAATGAATCCATTCGCAAAGAAAGTAGTAGGCCTCTTCGTAAAGAAGTCGCCTGGTATTCTTGCAGCATTAGCACTGTCTGGTTGGGCGTCGGCAACATATTTTGCTATCAAAGCAACGCCTGCTGCGAACCTTGCTGTAGAGAATGCCATTATCGACAAGGGTGAAGACCTAACAATCGTAGAGAAAGGAAAGATATATGCTAAGCATTACTGGCGTGCTGGCATTCTTGCTTTTCTCGCCACGGTTTCTCTCTTCGGCTCTGTCTATGCAGGTGAGCGTAAGAGAGCAATCCTCGAGGCAACACTTAAGCTTTCATCGGCAGCACTGACCGCACAGACAAACGCGATAGTCGAGAAGTTCGGACCAGAAGCCCTAGACACAATCCGGGAGACAGTTGCGAAAAACCGTATCGAAACCAAGCATAATGTTAAACTAATCGAGCAGAAAGACTTGTACACGGACGGCAGTGAACCTACAGGCAGAGTTGTGTATCATGATGTATACACTGGATACGAGTTTGAAACTGAGCCAGCATACATTACAGAAGGTGTCGCTGAAGCCAATAAGCTGCTTAGACGAGGCGACGAACTTACTCAAAACGAGTTCTTCGACTGTATCAAGTGCAAGCGTATTGGCGATAACAATTTGCCGAAACACCAGGGTGATATTTATGGTTGGTCGCAATGGAACGGGCCTGTAGAAATAACATACGAGCCTACGGGCAAACCGATCATCGATGGTGGCGTGACTTACATAATGATGAAGTTCAATATTGACCCGGCTGACAAATTAGGGAGGTAAAAAGGATGGCAAAGGTAGATTTAACGATTGAAGGGACCGACGAGGAGATAAAGGATTTGAAGGACAAGATAGCAGCAAAGCAGGCAGACAAGTCTAATACTCCTGAGAAACTTGAGAAAGTTATATCTGGAGAAATTGTTAAGAAGAAAAAATCTTCGGCAATAGCTTCTGAGTTCGTTAAGGAAGAACCATCATATGTCCGTGATTATATTCTAGGCGAGATAATTCTGCCTGCGGTAAAGAATACTATTGCGGATATTGTTAAGAACGCGACAGACCTGTTCCTCTTCGGCGAGGTATCAGGTAACCGTTCACGAAATGACCGCACTGGATATTCTCGCAGAAGCAGAGATGACAGAGACTACGACAGGCCTCGCGACAGACGCAGATATTCTGAACGCCGTTACGACGACTTTAGTGATATAGTTATGACGTCCAGAGCGGATGCAACGATGGTTCTCAATGACCTCCGTGACCAGATAGAAGACTATGGATATGCGACTGTAGCAAACTTCTACGAGCTTGTCGGTGAGGATTCAGGTCACAACGATGTGAAGTATGGTTGGGAAAGTCTTGACCGTGCGTATGTTGAATCTGTTCGTGGCGGATATATTATAGTATTCCCGAGAGCGAGGTATCTTGACTAATGGATATTTGCAAGAAGCTTAAGTACAATGTATTCATCAATACTGTAGACGGTATTAAAGACGAATACAAAAACGTAGAGTTGCGGTTTGATGATATTTTCATCACCGTGACTCTTTCAAACGGACGGCAGATTGGTTACCCAATTTGTAATATTTCACGCATAAATTTCGTTCCCAATGCGGACGGAATAAACAATTAAAGGAGGAAATTCATAATGAGTTTCAAGTCATTCATGTTCGACCTCGGCACAAAGGTCGTAAGAAAAAAGCCTGAAATGATGCTTGGTGCAGGCGTTATCTTAGGCATTGGCGCTGGCGTAATGCTGGTGCGCAACACATTTAAGCTTCAGCCGGTGCTCCTCGCAGACAGAGAGACACTGAAGCAGATTAAGGAAATGGAAGAAGACCCTTCCGCTAAGGTTATCGTAGAGCAGGGCGAAACCGATGACGAACCCACGCTTTATGCTCCTTATGACAAGGATGTAGCAGATCACGACCGCAAGGAAGTAACTAAGAACATGACTAAGAACTACATCAAAGCGTATGTAGGTCCTGTGGCCATGGGCGTCGCTTCTCTGGCATTGATATTAATGGCGTTCAACGCGAAGCATAAGGCTCTCCTTGCTACTACAGCGCTCCTCAACACAACAACCGCTTCGTTCAAGGCATACAGAGGCGAAGTGATTAAGCGTTACGGCGCTGATGTCGACAATGATATTATTCTCGGCAAGCATACTGAGGTTGTTGAGACTGTCGATGAGGATGGTAATGTTAAGGTTGAAGAAAAGACTGTAATCAATCCTATCGGTAAAGAACTTGTTCTTCAGTATGACAAAACATGGTCTACGTGGCGCAACGATGTTTCCTATCTCAGATGGGAGATGTCTAGGGCACAGAAAATAGCGCATAGTGCGTATGAGACACGTAACACAAAGCATTTATATTTGCTTGAGGTTACTGATTCTCTTGGCGCACCCAGAGAGGTTGTTATGCCTTATTCTGGTATGGGCTGGAGTGAGAAGCTTGACGCTGAGGACATAACCCTTAAGCTTTGTCTCGATAATGCGTACATCGATAGGGACGAGGATGGCGACTATGTTGCATACATACCGATTACCCTTGACGGTATGATATCGTGAGCATCAAGCGTTCAGAACCCTTAAAGGAAACAAGGAGTGATATTTGTCTTTTATGCGGAAAGCCGAAAGGGGACAGTAGGTTTGCATTAATATGTCAGTCCTGCTATAATAAGTTTTCGGCTAAAAAGACAAAGGATACAGGTCTGCTTGACTGAGGAGTGATATTTTATGAATCAAATATACGGAATTGGTCCCATATGCGTATGCTGTGGTAATGCCGTCACTGAGGGTACCAATGTATGCCACAAATGTGCACGCGAAATCGAAAATCATCACATGTGTGTTCGCAGATCATGCAAAAACTGGAACAGAAACGGATTATTTTGTGAACTGACTGGACTCGATTGTATCGGTCTGGGATGCCTGTCATATAAGAAAACTGAAGATTAATTTTAGGAGTGATATTTATGAGTATTGAATTTGAGTCGAAGGTAACGCCTGCAACGACGCAAAGATGTAGGACTTGTCCGAAACATTGTAAAGAATGCGATGATATTCTTGCTGCTGAGAAGGCGTTAAGCAAAGAGACGCATAACAATTGTGTGTCTCCGCATCATTCTTCGCACACTTTATGCTGGTGCTGCAAGAAGTCTGTAACAGGTGGGTGTAACTGGATTGACAAGAAGCAGCCTGTCGACCATTGGGACGCCGTATCAACGGACAGAGGTATGTTTCATTCGTATCATGTCGTAGGCTGCCCCGAATTCATTAGAGGGTAATTATGATTTTTGCATCTCCTATGTAGGAGGTGAACAAACACTAACAACAAAGGAGACTTTATATTTATGTAGAGTCTCCTAAATCTTTTTAAGGAGGATTTACAATGAGCAAAATATTAATAGGCGTGCTCTCATTTGTTGCTGGAGCGGCAGCGGGTGCTGTTGGCGGTTACTTTGTTACAAAGAAGATAACGAAGAAACAGTCCGAGATTTATATTCAGTCTGAGATAGACGCAGCTCTCGCCGACCTCAAGGATAAGAAGCCTAAGGCTGAACCCGTTGAGGAGAAGGACGAAGTCGACAAGATGTGCGACGAGATTCGTGAGAGACATAACAAAGCGATGAAGGAAACCACACCGGCAGACAGGGCGAAGTATCGTGAGTTCGCTGATGGATATTCGCCAACGCCATTCGACCCGGATGACCCCGTAGTAAAGGAAGCTCTGGCCAAGTCAAGAGTCGATTCTGATAACCCGTTCATCATAACAGAAGACGAATACGGCTGTGATAATTATGATACAGTAGAATTATATTATCACGCAGAGGTTCCGGATGTGACAGACGACGATGGCAACCTCAATGACCCGGACGAGACCGTTGGCAGCAAGCTTTTCAATAAGTTCGCTGATGACCCTGACGTAGACGAAATCTATGTAAGGAACCCGTTCTTAATGATAGACTTCCACCTGCAGAGGGAGTTGCTGAAATAAGGAGTGATATTTTATGAGTTTGTTTGATAATATTTTTAAGATTACTACTAAATGGATTATTAAGCATAGTGTTGAATTAGCAATGGGCGGCGCTGCGATAGGCGTTGGTCTGACAGTGTATACGACAACAAAGTCTACATTAAAAGTTGCTAAGATAGTTCATAACGAAGAACTTACTAAGAAAGAAAAAGTAAAGCAATCAATCGTGCCTTGTCTGCCTACTGCTGCGTCTGTTATATTTACATTGACGGCTATCGGCGGGATGTATTGGCTGGGCAGAAAAAAGCAGGCGGCATTGTTCGCTCTTCTGATGTCAACAACCAACGCATTCCAGCAGTATCGTAATAACACAGCAAAACGCATAGGCAAGGAAGCGGAGATGAAGGAATATACGAACGCAGTGCATCAGGCGTCTGGTACAGAAGTTCCGCATGGTATGAAGTTCGAACGTGGTGAGGTGCCGATATGTGATTCGGTGACGGGTCAATGGCGTGCTGGTTCAATAGAGGACTTCTGGAAATCGGCATATGCCATCAACGAAGCATATCATGAGTATGGAATGGTTGGTTTCAACCAGTGGCTTTATATGCTTGGGTACGACGAAGAAGATGAAATAGACGATTTCGGGTGGACCTATGAAGGTGGCCAGTATTATGGATATTCTAATATTGAGGTTAACTTAGCGAAATATATAGCAACCGATGGCACCGAGTATTATCTGATTGTATATTTGACACTTCCGCATAGCATGTTTTTATATCCATATGATAAAGGCGTGGCTGACGAAGACTGCACTTTGATCCCGCTATATGACACTGAACTTTGGCGTATGACGTCCCAAGAAGAAAAGGACAGAATGATACAGCACGAAGTTGACGCACTGCGGCCTCGTAAATAAAAAGGGGGTGACTAATTGTCACGCTATTTCAACGAGTTAATTGATATTGTGGACGGTAGAGGGTATGAGAACCTTCTCCTCCACATGTTCAATACTCCATTCTATTGCAAAGTACATAACGACTCAAATACGCTGCATCATTGCCGAGACCTACGTAACGAATGCAATGCGCACCATGACGATGATTACAACGTGTTTGAGTTTTTCATAGCCTTGGCGCGAGGTATGGATGATATTTTGCATGATTTACAACACGGCGATAGAACTGCTGATTGGTTCTGGATGATGATGGAAAACATGGGTTTAACGCAATACACAAACCCGAACTACGACGAGAAACGTGTTGATGTTGTTATCCAGAACTTTATTGAGCGTAGATTCGCAAAAAACGGCGAAGGAGGACCATTCCCACTGAAGCGTCCCCTTGGCAATATGAGACGTACTGAATGGTGGTATGCACTAAATTGGTACGTAGAAGAAAATTACGGTTATGAATTTAATGATATTCAGGAGGAATTTGAAGATGAATGATTTTGAAAACTTTATGAAAAAACCCGCAAAGGCAGAAGAAGTTATCACTAAGATGGACGAGGCTGACAGCAGCGAAAAAGCGTTAATTGCCGCGACTATAACGCTGTTTGAAAGAAAGCGTAAAGACATGCAGAAGCTCGTTGACGCGACAAAAGGCATGGATATGTTCCTTAACATAATTAAGGCAATGGGCGAAACCAAGCTCGCTCAGCTTCCTGATGATATTCCAGACAGTGCCGAGACAATCAAACATGGTGAAGCAGTAATTGCAGCACTTGACAATATTATTGAAGCATTCCAGAAATATGGCATCGCAAGAGATAACTTTAATAATGTAGTTAAAAACGAAATAAATGTAAGAGAAGAGTTTAAGAATAATCTTGAGAATAATGAATAAAAAGTTTTTATATTCTTAACTTCAAAATAAAAGTTTAAAGAAAGGGAGGTGATGTGATTGGCAAAATTAGACTTCTTTGAAATCAGTAAGACTTTGAACAAAGGAATCTATTACGTTAAACCTAGATTCTTAGTTGTAAGAACAAAAGACTTAATGATTAAAGGAAGAGAGTTCGCAGCGTTTTGGAATCCCGACAAGAACAAATGGGATACTGATATTGACGACCTTGTTGAATTGATAGATGGCGAGACCATTGCGTATTGCAAAGAGCATTCCGGTGAAGACACAGCGTATAAACCATTACTTATGAAGTACGCAGATTCTGGTGTCATTGACTCATTCAACAAGTACGTCGAGAAACAAATGCATGATAACTTCAAAACACTCAACAGTAAGTTGATATTTGCCAATACTGAACCTAAGCGAGAGGATTATAGTACGCAATCCCTTGATTATCCTCTTGCTAAGTGTGATACCCCCGCATTCGACGAACTCATGGAAACACTATACGACGAGGAAGAGCTCCGTAAGATACTATGGGCAATAGGCGCCTGCGTATGTGGTGATAGTACATGGATTCAGAAGATGATAATATTATCAGGACCGCCTAAGTCTGGTAAGTCGACAGTCATAAAGATAATTCGTATGCTGTTTGGGCCATATTGCGGAACGGTAGACTTGAAAGCAATTGTCAGTGGTAAGAGTGATTTTGCTCTTGAATCAATAGCAAGCAATAACCTTGTCGCAACTACAGATGATACTGACTTAAGTAAAATCGTAGATAACACAATGCTTAACTCATTGATATCTCACGAACCTCTTACTGTTAATAAAAAGTATACAAGAATGTATACACAATCCTTCCAAACTTTCATCTGGGCAGCGTCAAACTATGACGTTAAGTTAACTGATTCAAACTCAGGTATGCTTAGACGTATCATAGACGTTGAACCTAGTGGAAAGACTGTTCCGTTTGATATTTACAACGACCTGATGAAACAGATTAAGTTTGAGCTTGGCGGTATTGCGTACAAAGGTCTTCAGGTTTACAACCATAACAAGTCTCGTTATGACGAATACAAACCAGTACGATTCATGAGAAACACGAATTATA